CTGCGTGAGATAGAAAACGGCGAATACACCGGGCAAGAAATGAACGTGCAAGTTAGCCACGTATTAGACGGTGGCCAGTACGGACTGGCAGACGATTGGTGTGTGCTTTCATTAGCCAATGCCACCCACGCAAAAGCTCAACCGCTTATCGAGTATTTACGCGACCGACTACAAGAAACCTGTGATTGCATCGAAGCAGGTTACGGGATTATGCGCAAGTCCGGCCACACCATTTCAGACTCTCAATCAACGGTAGAAGGTGGCAGAGCCTTTATTGACGTTGCTAATCAGTACCTCAGCACTATTGGGGGACGTAACCATGCTTAATTTCTTGGCCGTTTACCTAAACAGCGGCGGCGGTGTGGTGAGAAACAGCGAAGGCGAAGTGATGAACATGCAGCTAGGCGAACACGAAAGCGCGGAGCTGGCCATCGAAAACGCCTGCGAGCTGTTTAACTGTCGCCACGTTATGAATGGTGTCTGCGTGAAAGGCAATCACACGGGCGGTTTTATGATCGTCGATTCACAGGAGTTTGCCGAGTTATGAGTAAGCATAGTGTAAGAGTCACCTCATTGGGTGAGTTGAAATCGATTATCGAACAGGCAGAAAAACAGGGCCTGACAGATGACGCCAACGTGTTCTGTTGCGGTGATTTCGGCCTATCTGTTCGCGGTGTGAAAACCGACGAAGCGTCTTATTTGGCTATTGACCAAATCGACTATGTGGCCGATGAGGAGCAAGCATGAAAACCCAATACGAATACAACGGAATGAAAGGTATTCCGGCCATCGCCAAATCGCTTGGCATGGCTGAGTCAACGCTATACGCAAGACTAAAAAAAGGCATGCCATTCATAGAAGCGGTAGAAACACCACCGGATTTGCGCGGTGTTCGCGTTAGCAAAAGGAAAATGCATGGGATTAAAAAACCTAGCATGAGCCCATTTTGGGCGTTGGCATTGGGGGTTCAGCTATGAGCGAAGCCATCAAAGTTGCCGCCGAGGCGCCGCAATACATCGAGTCTTTACTAACCGAAATGCTGGAAGGTGATCACCCAGACAACGAGGTTCTTCTTGGAACGCTGTTATCAGGCAAAGACACCATTCAAGTACAACTCAAAATCACCCGTAATCCGGCTGATTTTATGGATGAGTGCTAGGAGGGCAAGATGAGCGTTCAATACAAATTATGCAAAGACCAATTGAATAAGGGGCATATGTTAATGACCTACATTAATGGTCAGATCGCGACAATCATTTGGTTTGATACTGCTCAAGGTGACGATGACACGCAATGTTCACTTTGGCTTAATGGTAAATATGTTGGGTTTGTTGACTGCAGTTGTATCGGCGATGCAGGTAAGCAGGTCATGGCTATTTCTGTAGAAGATGCCAAGCAAGAAATAGCTCTATGAAAACCGCCAAACAACCCACCGAAATCGAACTAAATAATTTTCCATGGCAAGCCCCTTTAACAGAAGTTGAAGCGGGCTGCTTTGCCTCGCGCCGATTCCAAACCACCATCGAGCCAGACGACTTAACCGTCACTGAGCGAAAGCTATTTGAAGCCAATTCAAGTGATCACGAATGGCGTAAACAGTTTTTTGCTGATCTCCCTGAATACTTAACCAAGTATTTTGCTAAGCGATACATTGATATTTACAACAGTAAAAAGGGTGGCCGTAGCGCTGCCAATACCTACTTGCGTGAAAGAATGAAGCCTGCGAGTGAGCGCGTTCGCCTTGTTCTAACCAAGTACTGCAAACTACCGACAACCCAGAAGGTTGCCATGTTCTCTAAAGAATGCGAAGACGACGACCGACCGTTCGACAACGTGTATTTTACAGAGCATCGCATGCTAGAAGACATTAAGCGCGAGCAAATGTCGTTTGATTTTAGCAAAGTAGAACAAGACAGAAATCCTGTTAAAAACCGCATTTTGGCTGAACTGGAAATCGACGAAATTAAAGACATGGCTTTTAAAATTGCCATGATCGTCGATGGCTTTCTTCGTAGAGAGGGCGAGAAGTACCACTCTAAAACAGAGTTAGGAACAGAAATGGCTGTGGTGTTCTCTTACGAGCAAGCAGCTAAGTTTGTTAGCGAAACCTTCGGCATTAAGCCGCCGCGTAAATACAAAGAGCAATCGGAGCTTTCTGCCCTGCGAGACATTTCTCGCATGGTCAGTGAAAAATGGTGGAATAGCCGTTTGGTTCGCTGCCGCAAAATCATGCGCGAGCACCTAGCCATAGCCATGGGCCAAGTATCAAAACACGCTTCGCCTTATTCATCGTGGGATTGCATTCGCGAACACAAAGAACAACGCCAAAAGAACTGGGAGTTTATCGAAAACTCATCCTTATTCGATGAAGAAACAGGCGAAGAAGCCAGCCTAAAAGACATGGTATTAAAAAGCGTATCGAACCCTGCTATTCGCCGCCATGAACTAATGGTGCGTTGCCGCGGCTGTGAAGACATCGGCAACGAGCTGGGCTTGCAAGGTTTGTTTCTAACACTCACCACGCCAGCCAAATATCACAACAGCTACGCCAAAGGTGGCTTTATTGGCCACTGGAATGGCGCGAGCCCTCGTGATGCGCAAGCCTACTTAACCAATGTGTGGGCAAAAATCCGCGCTAAGTTAGGCCGCAAAGACATTCGTTGGTTTGGCGTTCGAGTAGCCGAGCCACATCACGACGGCACCCCACACTGGCATCTGCTTATTTGGGCAAAACCTGAACAAGTAGAATTAATTGAAGAAATTTTCACTGACTACGCAACCCAAGAAGACAGGCACGAACTGATCAATAAAGAAGGTCAGCTAGACCCTTCTGCCCGTTGCGATATTCAAGCCATTGACCCAGAGCTTGGTACAGCAACGGGTTACATCGCTAAATACATATCTAAAAACATCGATGGCTATGCCATGGATGATGATGTTTCCGACGAAACCGACAAGCCAGTAAAAGACATGGCGAAAAACGTGAGCGCTTGGAAAAGCCGTTGGAGCATTCGCCAATTCCAATTCTTTGGTGGTGCGCCGGTTACCACATACCGCGAACTGCGCCGTTTTGCCAGCCAGAATAAAAAAGCCTTTATGGAATACCTCTTCATGCAAGAGCGTGTTGATCTACTCACTATCTATTCAATGCTGCAACGTGAACTTGTTGGGCCAATTAAGCCAAGCAAGCTACTCACCCATGAAGAACTTTTGAAAGTGATTGGCGAGAACTATCAAGCCCGAATCGGCAGTGATGATTCAAGTGTCGTCGACACCTTGATCGCCGCCGACAATGGTAACTGGCAAGGTTACATTATGGGACAAGGTGGCCCGTTTGTTAAACGTGACGATTTGCTGATCAGAAACACTTATCAAGAATTGCCGTTTGCTTCACCTCACGGTGAAACCGTTAATAAGATAGAAGGCTTTGATGCCGCAGGCATGGCCGTTAAAACTCGCCTTAAAAGCTGGCAGATAATGCCTACTTCTGTGTTAGATGCCCAACGAGAAGCGGGGGCTCTTGCTCTTTCTGGAGCCTCTGGCTCCTCTCGGAGTTCTGTCAATAACTGTACGCGCCCACGGGCCGAACAGGTCAGCACTCAGCTATCACGGGTTTTAGCCCCAATCTCTTCAAATTCCGCTCTTAATACCGAGCCAGGTGCGAAAGCACCGCCAGGTCTAGATGAAGCGGCACTGTCCGCATTACTAAAAGGCAGTTCAATCCGTTTAGATAACGAGACAAGTATTCAAATTCGCCAAGCGGAGGCCGACGAGCACGGCAACATTCGCCCCGCGCAACTGGTTGAAGTGTCTCGCCAAGTAGAAGACGACAGCTGGATGAACTTCGAAGGGTTCGACACCCTATTCGAACTGCCAGATAACCCACAAATTAACGAAGAATACCAACAGCCAAACCTTTCGCACTTCTGCGAACGCGACGACTGGCCGCTGGCATAAGGAGAACATAGCTATGGCAATAACCTCAATTGAAGCATTAGACCGAGCGCATGAAATCGAAGTCGTTTCGCGTGTATCAAAGTACCTTTCCAATGTCGGATACAAGAATTTCAATCCTAACAATGTGTGGATGTTGGAAGAGCCAATCCTCGAAAAGCTACGCGGAAATTCAAAGCGCACCTATCGAGACTTAACTAGTTTGTAAGGCGACTAAAACAATGAATTTTGTACTGTTCATTACTTAGGGGTGGGTAATTAGAATGTTCTCAAAAAAGGAGTTTATTTAATGTTGATGCCATGCCCAAAATGCGGATGCAAAACCCGCATCGTTACCTCGCAAGAAATGACAAACGAGACACGAAAAGCCTACTGGCAGTGTCTCAACTTTAACTGTGGTGCGCGATTCCATACACTCACCCATGTTGAAGGCATTATTGATTCAACTGGTTTACCTCCTGATCCAAAGTTGCAGCCAGAGCTATGCAAAGGCGACTTGAACCAGATGGGGCTTTTTGAATCAATGGAACAATAAACATTGTCTTAAAAAGTTTTTAGCTGCCTTATTAGCGACTGAGTGCTACTAGAGATTGGCTATGAAGCAAATGCTTCCTAGGGTGAAGCCCAGTAATGCGGGCTTTACTTATAGAGGCTTGGAGTAAATTCTTTAAAACGACTTCCATGATAATACTCGTCAACGGCTTGGTTACATATGTCAGTGATTTTATCTAAAGTTAATTCATGGAAGTGCCAGTATTTCTTTTCATCACCGATAAGCATGACCATAACGGTAGGGCCGTTTTCTAGTACAAAGAGTATCGGTGAGCATGGGATATCCACATCCTCCAATTTTGATTGAATGTGTATTGTTGTTCCTTTCTCTTGATCTTTCCCTGAAGCTAGCAGGCAATTAACATCGAGTATGGTAGAAAGTTTCGCTTCTAATTGGACTACAATATCACTGTGCAATGTCATAAAGGTGATGTCCTAAAAAGATATTTAACTAATACGATTTTTCAATTGGCTGCCTTTTAAAAAATCGTCCTGTGCACGCTCACAAATTTCACCGATTAGGCTACTCGATACACTTCTTACCACCCATTGCTTTTTAACATCAGCGATTGATGTGACTTTCACATTAGGCCAAGAAGAGATTACGGTTAAAACGGGTAATCGCGTATCGCCAGCTTTTTCATGTCGTTGAACGTACACAGTAGTAATTGTTGTGTACCCACCAGAAAGATCAAATGAAACATAAAATGTATCACTCAGCCCCTTGGCGATAGCATCAACGACTTCTCTATATACATCCATACATTTCCTTATGATCTTGTTGAAGTTCTATCTTAAAAAGATAGTCACAGAAAGAGAGGAATACACATTTTTTCGTGAACTTTTTTTATCGGTAATGATGCAGTTCTAGAGGGCAAGAATTTTAACCGACCTCTTTAGTGTCTACATTGTTATGTGGATTTTTTAAAAAAGACTTCTGTTTACTACGCTCTATGTTGAGCAAGGTTAATTGACGAGTGTGGTGTCGAGAGCGATTACCTTGATAATACTCAACAATAGCTGCATGGTACATATCATCAATAATATCGGAATCAAACTGACTGATAGACCACGTCAAACCATCGCCTCCAATAAGAACTACTTCCGTAGACAAAGACAGAGTAGAAATAGTCAGGATATGAATCTTGGGTGCATTAGAGTTGTCACTAAGTTGGATATGTAAATCTACACTCATTTCATTGTTTCTATAAATAAAAACATCAAAATGAACTGCAAAACGTTGTTCCAGCGTAGCAATAACCATGTCTGTCAGAGATTTCATTAATGTTGACCTGATTGAGTAACTAATGTTGTATGCTATGCCATATTGCACTTAATTTCAATGAAGCTAATTGCCCATAACTGGCGACCTAGTCAACAGCGGGAATAACAAGTACACGTGCATCTTTAATCTGTACGTAAACTAAACAAAATAAGTCATGCAGTTCTAAATGCATACCCCTTCTAGAATTAAAAGATCACCTTTATCCCAAATACGCACAAAAACGATCTCGAACGATCTCTAAATTACCAATATAAAACAGGCCTTGATGTAGTTCCCACAAGGTCTGTGCTCAAATAAACCTACCGAAATGAAATGCGCTCACAAGATCGCAAAATTGCAGTGTGGAATTTTGGTGTGGAGGGGTGGGTGAGCCGACGCAAGGGCCGAGCGCCTACCCCACGGCCTCGTTTATCTCCTACTGCGAAATTCTGATTTTTTCCTTAAAGTTGGTGGGGTTTCTAATGTGGGAACGACAATACGAACACGGACGATGGAATGGGCACACGCTCAATATCCTCTCTACCGCTATTGATGGTGGTAAGCGCCTACACGTCAGCGAAATCCCCTACAAGGAACTCCCGCATATTAAAATCATGGGGAGCAAGTCACGCAGCATTACGATTGAAGTTGTTTTCGTCGGCCATGCCTCTCTGGCAAATTCAAACGCTTTTATTGAGAACCTAGAGGAATCACCCGAAGGAGAGCTTGAGCATCCCTGGCTCGGCGAGCTCAAGCTCGTCTATGAAAAATTCTCGCAGAACATCAGCACTAAACGAGGCTTAGTAAAGCTAAGTCTTTCATTTGTACGAGCTGGCCAGTCACCCAAGATATCAGCACCAACTATTGCTCGCGCTAGCCATCAGGCAAATGCTGTCGAAAAGGTATCAACAAAGGTATTTATTAAAGACGTGAAATCTATGAGCACAAAAGAAATATCTCAAACACAGGAAGACTTCTCAAGCCTGCACGGTGCTCTCGTCGATATCACAAACCGCCTAGAGCTCAGTGATGAAAAAAAACAGGACATTGACGGCCCCCTGAATGAGGCACAGTCAGCAATCAGTAACATCAGCAATGATCCTGCTGAGTTTGCCGACTCTATGAGCAATGCAATTGATGCCGTAGCTAAGGGCGTACAGGATGCACCAGACTCAATTAGTGAAGCAGCGAACTACTCGCGCTCAGCTCAATCACGGCTGTTAGGACTAGTCTCGACGCAATCACCAAGTTCTCACTTCAACACGCAACTGGTCATCGGTGCAGTCAAGATGAGTAAAAGCCTTGCTGAACTTGAGAAGACTGAAACGTACGGTATTACGGCATAGAGGTAACCATGAACAGCAACATAGTCCTAAATGACCTCAATACTCTAATGGCGGCACTCGATAACACGGTGAATCAGGTAACTCAGGCATCAACGGTTGAAAGCTTAGAGCTATATGAAAGCCTAATTACCCTAAAAGGTAATGTGCAAGCTCAGCGTGAAAAGGTTATTGCTGGCATTACACCTCATCGCACCATTACGACCCCAAAATACATCCCGGCACTGGTCGTCGCTCATGATCAGAAAACAAGTGAATCAATGGTGGTGTCATTGAATCAATCACAACACCCACTCTTCATGCGTGGTGGTATTGCTGTAAGGGATGATAAATGAAGGAAGTTACTTTGCTTTTGAACGGCAATATCGTCCCGTTCTACTCCATCAAGCTAAATTATTCAGTGGAACAACTGGCGCATACATTCAACGCTGATATTCCTCCGATGCAAATTACATCATCTTTGCCTGTTGAGATTCAGCTAAGTGATAGAACGATCTTTACTGGGCAGATAGATGATGCCAGTTCATCAACTGAAACCAGTTCAGATCGACTATCAATATCGGGTCGCTCCAATAGCGCCAATATGATTGATTCGCGTATCACAATGGATGCTTTGTACGACCAAAACGTAGAAAAGCTGCTGCGCGCTCTAGCTGCACCCTTTGGCTTAACGGTGAAAAGCCTAGTGAGAGCCATGCCGGTGATCCCTGAATTCCAAATTAACGCAGAGTCACCCGTAGACAACATAGCTCAAATCATCCGAGAGCAAGGGTATATGCTAATCGAGCGCAACGGAGTATTGACCATCGAAAACACAGCGCATGCCGCCCTATCAGGTATTGGTCTACAGGTTGGCAAGAACATAGAAAGCCTTGGTATAAAGCGAGCCTTTAACAAACAGTTTTATCACACCGAGGTTCAAGGAGCTTGGGATGATGCGCAGGCCATCATCGTTAACCCCAACATCAACAAACAACGGGTAATGGTGATCATTTGTGACCAACTCCAGAACGCGCAAGCTTGTCAATCTCGCGCAAAGTACGAACGAGACCTAGCCATTGCCGAAAGCTTAACAGCGAATAGCACCATTGCTGACGTATTCGAAGAACTTGCCATTGATGGCCTTAATCGAGTGATCAGGGTGATTGATGAGCACCAGAAATTCAACGAAATGCTAGTGATAAAAGCATTGAGCCTATCGGTGACCAAAAGCTCTACCAGTACCGATATTGAGTTATTCAGACCGTTCAGGGAGCAAAGTTATGCGTAACTCCAATGCTTTAAGACAGCAGCAACAGAGGTTGATGGCTCGGATAAAAAACGTGACAGGCACAGGCACAGTGACCGGAGCACAAACCAATGTATTGCAGATACAGACCGCAACAGGCCGAACCTATGAGCCGCCCCCTAGTAGGAGCCAAGTCATACAACCTGTTCATTGGCGGCGTTACAGCCCGCGGAATAACGGTCAATGTGGAAGACGAACGCTATCAAATGGAATTGCAGCCAGGTGAAGTTGCCATGCTGGATGACAAAGGCAATTTAGTACATTTTTCCAAGCAAGGCATCAAAGTGCATTCAATGTCAAAAATTGAAATTGTGTCAGTGCAAGATACATCGCTTACAGCCCCCGCCGTTAACGTGACCGCAGATAAAGCGACTTTCTCTGGTGATGTAGAGATTAGCGGCAGCCTGAGCGTGCAGAAAAACGTACAAGTCACTGGCTCAGTGGGGGGAGGCTCCGGCATGTTCGACGGTGTCAAAGTCGAGAAACACGATCATAACTACACAGACGACAGCAGCACCAAAACAACTGAAGGGCCAAATAAAGCATGAACCACTTTCACCTAAATGCCGTAACCGCCCCAGTAAGCACCAACGAAGGAATGACTCACGCTGTATTACAGAGCATTTACAACTACGCAGAGTCCACTCAGAACGACCAAGTAAGAATGGAAAACAGCGAGCGCGGCGGTACATGGTGCAATGATCTGCTAAACATCGTGGGCTCACGCGATTGGACTCTGAAACGAGCGAAGGTCACCCCGCAAACTATCAGCCTGGCAAAGCAGTTTTATGAAGATGCATTGCAATGGCTCATAGATGAGAGGCATGCAAAAAGCATTGAAGTAACTACATGGCAAGAGGCCCCCAACGTAATGGGCCGAAGCGTAGCAATTACACTATTAGACGGAACCAAACTGGACGAAATAAACCTATGAGCACACAACGCAGCTTACAAGAATTACTTGACCGAGCCAAAGCAACGCTCATTGCTAAGACAGGCGAAAACAACCCGGCTATCGATGCCATTGCAAGCGCCATAGCAGGCGTAAGCTACGGCCAATACGGATATCAAGATCAGCTATTTAGAGAGTTGCACCCTGAAACCTGCTCTGAACCATGGTTGTACCTGCATGCGACAAGGCACGAAGTTGACCGTCTTCAGCCACAGTTTGCGACTGGCGGAGCAAGGTTCGTTCAGACGGGAGGTACTGTCGTGATCCCTAAGGGCCGAATTCTAATTGATGATGCGGGCAATGAGTACAAAACCTTTCAGGAACAAAACAGTGACGAAGACGTAAAAATTATCGCTCTGAAAGCAGGCCCGGAAAGCAACCTTCCTAACGGCGCCAACCTGAAACTAAATGAAGCACTTAGTGGCGTCGACCCCAATAACGTTCAAAGCAAAGGCATTAGCGGTGGTGTCGGCATTGAAGAACTCGAGCACTGGCGTAAACGAGTAGTCTCTGCGTTCAACAAAAATCAAATGATCGGCAAAAGAGAAGATTATCAAGCCTGGGCTGTATCTGCTCATGCTGATGTTGATTTTGCCTGGGCGCTGGATAACACCCCAGAGCGCGGCATGGTTGAGGTCTATGTTGGAGCCCGTGAAAACGACCCAACGCTAAGTGATGAAGTCATGAATCTGATTCAAAAAGCGTTCGAAACAAACCGCTTGGCTGGCTGCCACCCCCTCGCCTACCAGCCAAAGAAAATACTTCTCGATATTGAAATACAAGGCATTGAAGAACCGGACGTACGGACTGACGTTATCACTGCGCTTGAGATTTTCATAAAAAGAAAGATGGGCCGAATAGATGAGAAAACCAGAAAACCGGAGTCGATCACCCCAACGGAGCTTACGCTTGAGATAGCGGATATTACTAACAGCTTTATTCTCAAAGCCCCACAGGGCGAAGTGGTGATAGAAAACAACCAGATACATGTATTAGGAGGCGTAACGTGGACACCTCCGACGTAATAATCGACTACAGCGAAAGTGACTTTGCTGATGCAATCAGGGCACTGCTTCCGAAAGGTGAATACTGGCAAGAAACAGAGAACCAGAAGCTCACCAACCTCATTGAAGGGATGGCGAAAGACTTCAAAGTTACTCATGACGAAATCGAGCTTTCACTATTGGCTGAGCTGAAAGACGACCTCTTTGGCTGGAAAATTAACGACTATCAGGCACTGCTATTTGATATTGCGGGCAAAGGCAGCGGCGCAGTGTTCGATGACATAAACAAACCAAACCTGATTTATGTATCGATAACGCCATCTTCGAGAAACAACGCAAACGATGCGTGGCAAGCCTTTGAGAAATATCGGTTACCACACACGGAAATTCAGTGGATCTATAACAATGAAACCACGCTTTTCTATCAAGCAGTGAACTACCAGATAGTAAAAAATATTCATCAATATGAGATATGCCCAACCATTGACTATTTCAACGGTTATGCAAATGCGCGACATATCCGAACAATACATACACACGAGGTAACTCAATAATGGCGCTAGTAATTACAGATGCAGGTCGAGCTGCGTCCATTCGTGCCGGTGATCTAGGAATTGAACTTAAAATCACTCATATCAGCATCGGCACTGAGGGTTATACACCAGACCAAAGCCAGACTGAACTCCGGGCAGAAATTATTCGAAAACCTGTTGTTCGTGGCCGCATAATCAAACTTGGTCACCTACACTTTGAAGCCGATTTTGATGGTAAAGAAGAATTCGAAGGCAAAGAAATCGGCTACCACCTAGATGATGATGCCCAAACCCTATTCGGTGTAGACAGCAATAATGGTGCAATCCTTTCATTAAAAAAGGCCAACTCCGTTATCACCGAAGCAATAGATCTAAACCTTTCCGCGTCACGGATTGAAAACATTACCGTGGAAGTCGCAACAACCCCCTATGCGAATGAAGAAACGCCGGGGATCGCGGAAGTGGCTACTACGGAAGAAGTCACCGAAGGAGTAGATGATGAGCGGATTATTACCGCGAAGAAACTGCATGCATTTCTCGGGAGCCGTGAAGCAATCAACGTGATCTATCAAGAATCGGACACCATTCAAATATCTAAGCGCAACGTACTGTTTCGCGCGTTCGCGTTCCCACTAAGAGCATTAACCGATGGCGCACAGTTTAGCGCTCGCGTTGATGAGTCGGTTGATTTGAAATCGGGAGAGGTAAAGTTCACTCCCCCTGAAGGAGAGAGCGTCAACTACAAGGGTGAGCGCCACCCATTCGCTCGCATTGTTTCAACAGGTATAGAAGTACATTTTGCACGAATCAAAGGGGAGTGGCACGCATGGCAGGTGTAGATATTGGTTCAGAAAACTATTCAGGATTTATCCCCCTGAAAGACAACGACGCTATTAAGCTAAACAATGAACACATGGTGATGACGGAGGCACATTCTGCAACTGTTCCTTTGTCTCCCCTCGCCTCCTCATTTTCACTACTGTTCACACCATTTCACAAAACAGATTTTGTACTCAGTTGCTTTGATGGTGTGGTGGATGAAAACGGACGGTTTGGCAACAAATGTAAGTTCCCCGCAGCGACTCGCTCCACGAACGTCAAATTTCTTCGAGCTCCGGAAGGATACTACGAAGAGAGCTTTACTGGTGATATAAGCTACCACCCTGAAGCGGGTGAAATTATCGATCTGAATTCTGGCTTTAGCGGTTCGCTAACAAAAGAGATGTTGGGCTGGGACGGCATTGGTACCATTCAGCTAGTAATGTATATCGTTGCGGGTGGTGGGGACGGTGGATACTTAGAAGCATCCAGCACTTCATCAGGGTATCAATATAAATACGCCACCGGAGGCGGAGCCGGAGGGGGAGTTGAGCTAGTCACCGCACCGCTAACAGAAGCAGATTTAGGCGAAATTACAATTGAACGTATTGGCGTCAATGAAGATGATACGAGAGTCTACTTCGGTGAGGCTCTATTAACATGCACCAAAGGAAACAGAGGGAATACAGGCTACACCTCCAGCGTAAGGGGCGGCACAGCTGGCAATGTTCAAGTGACGCAATCAAGCTTAATCCAAGCGTACCAAATTAGCCAAGGTAATGGCGGGGATCAACTTTTAGCAAGCCCTGATTACCGCAGTGAAGAGTCTCTTTACTACGAGGGAAAACCCTGGTCAGCCTCCGCAAATGGCCAATACGGAACATTTCGTTCATTCGCTGGCGGCTCATCTATCTTGGCTCAAGGAGCATCGGCTCGCAGTATTCCAAATGGCAGTAACCAAATAGAATATGCAGGGTATAGCGGCCAACATGGCTCTGGCGGTGGCGGATGCGCTGTATCTCACTCTTCTGGTCTACATGATGACTGTCGCGGCAAAGGTGGAAAAGGGCTAATCAGAATTTTTGTAAGGAGAATTGCAGATGCGTAAATTTGCCTGGATAGTGGATAATCACGTAAAAAGCATCATCTATAGCCATTTACTGCCAATCCAAAACCATGTTGAAGTAACGAACATGGAAGAACCAGAAAAGGGCAGTTTCTGGAATGGAGAAACGTTTGTAGCCCCACAGCCAAAAACGTGTGATGTAATCGACTTTGATGAAGAAAAAACACTTTGTCACATTACTCACACCAGTACCGTAACCGTGGTCGGCAAGAGCACGGAGAACGATATAGACGCCGAAATCATCCTGCTAGATAGCAGCGGTGAAAAACAAAGACTTCCTGTCACTACTAGTGATGGTGAGTTCCGTGCGACGTTCTCGCTGTCTCAACCTGGCGATTATCAATTAACACACACTGGCCGAACCCACATTCAGCATATCCGCGTCATCTAACTACTCAAACCCAGCCTAGCGCTGGGTTTGTTTCTTTACACTGCTTCTATATTTACCCCGTAGAAATACAAACGATATTCTTTAAAACTCAACTCATTACACTGGTTTTGTGGGGGATTAATCACGAGCTATGAGAGAGAAATCAATGAATGAAACAGGAGTAAGAGCGTTAGTTATATCTTTGTTAGACGCTACTGGTCTCAAGAAAATCCTCACTTCTATTAGTGCAACCCTAATTAGTTTTGGTGTTAATGACATCCTGCAAGTCGTCTCGGTCGCCGTGGGCATCGGCGCTGGCGTCATGGCCATCCGCCACTATGCCGTGGCGACCAAACTTAGCCAAGCCAAGCTTGATAAGCTTAACGGCCCAAAGGATGGTACAACATGAGCTTAAAAACCAGAGCTATTCAAGCGACTGTATGCTCCGTCGCTTCCGTTCTTGCCATTGTGTTCAATATTGATTCAGAGCTAAGTGTCAGTGAAAACGGCTTGCGACATATT